ATAGAGTATTCGTTTACCTTTGTAGATACCGACCATTTATATAGTTATAAAGATTTATTAAATTGTTTTGAAAGTAATTTAGATAAGTTTGACGCTTGTTTAATAGACCCTTATAATAGTTTAGTTAGAGACGCTAATATAAAAGGTAACGCTCACGAAATGGACTACCAAATAGCCTCAGAGTTTAAAATATTTTGCAGAAAAAATAAAAAAACTTTATATGTAGTAGCTCACGCATCTACAGAGGCTTTAAGAAAGGTACACCCAAAAGACGCAATAAATAAAGATGAGATTTCTATAGCGGGAATGCCTTTAAGTCCATCAGCCGCAGATATTGAGGGGGGCGGTAAGTGGGTTAATCGAGCTGACGATTTTATAGTAATACATAGATTTACGCAGCATCCTAATTTATGGATGAACACAGAGATACATATTAAGAAAGTTAAAAGCACCGAGACAGGAGGGAGTCCTACAATGTTTAACGACCCTGTAATATTTAAGCTATCTAAAGCTACAAACTTTCTATGTAAAAATAATTTCGGGGAGTGGATAGATGTATTAAAAGGCGGCTTAAAACCTGAGACTCCAATAGAAGCTAATCATAATTTCGATAACGAGGTAGACGATTTACCGTTTTAGATATTGATAATAAGTTAGTAGAGAGATATATAAGAGACTCAAAAAATGAGGACGCTATCAGTAAACATTTTTTATCTAAGTTTAGATTTGAATGTTATTTAGATACTATGATTAGTAAATCTGAAAACTCTACAGCTAAAAATGCTGAGAAAAACACTATCATATTAAAGTCAATGAAAAGATTTTTAGATAGGCTTACATATATTAACACTCTATTTATATTTCAATCTAAGTTAATCTCGGAGCAAGAGAGGCAAATATTAATATTAGAGTCTGAAAATCAGGAGTTATTAAGTGAAAATTTAAAACTTAAACAAAATGTCGGATAAAATAACTAATAAACACTTAGTCGCTGTAGGTTATGATTTCTATATTAAGGAAAAAACTTATAGAGTAATAACTTTCGGACATAATAAAGATGGTTATTTTTGGGAGATTTCTAGTTTATTCGATAATAATAAGAGATATATAATTAATAAAGATTTGTTAGACGAAAAAATTAGGTTACATAAAAAAGAAAACCCTCATTTATTATGATTAAAGTAGTATTACCTATATATTTTAAGCAATCTAAAAAGAAAACTGTTTTATTGGGTTTGAATTGGTATAGAAACGTACACTATCAGGTTAATAATAAGGCTAAGTTATTTATATCTGAATTAATAGAAGATACTGTAGAGGGAGAGCCTATATTGGATAAACCTATTCACGTTCATTATAAGGTATATTTAAAGCGTAAAGGCTCAGACGGTGGTAATATTCGCTCGGTTATGGAGAAATACGCTTTAGACGGCTTAAAAAAGGCTAAGTATATTACAGAAGATAACGCTCAGGTTATAATATCTGACAGCTCGGAGTATTTTATAGATAAAGATTTTCCTAGATGTGAAATTATTTTAACTGAGGCTCAGGTAGTTAGCAATTAATTTTAATTTTTATTTGTGAGAAACGATTTTTATATATATGTTTGTAGAGAATTAACAAACTAACAATTATGAAAACAAATAACTTTAACACAATTAAAAGATTTTTATTAGACAAAAGAAATGAGGAGAAGCATTTACCCGCTCTTAAAAATTTAGTACAAAGCTATATTAATATGTTCGGAGAGGATAGTAAATTATCAAAAAGGTTATTGTTTATTTATACAGACCAAAAGTTTAGAATACAATTAGGTATGGAGGATTAGTTATGAATAGAGAGCAGGAGTTAGAATATCAGGAAGAGTACGAGACTAGAGTATTAGTTTTTGTTACTGACTTTAAAAACGGTAAATATATAGCTAATATGGAGGGAGGCTTTAACCCTAGAAAATTTATAGGAACTCGAAAGGATTACGATAAAGTTATAGAGTTTTACAACGACCACTCAAACGGAAAAATAATAGGCACTACTACATACACCATAGAGGAGTACGAAGAGAAATATCCTACTAAAAAATCTATATGTCCTTTTTCTGAGGAGGCTTTATCTAAATCTGAGGAGGCTGATAGAAAATTAAGAGATGAGATTAGAGAGAAACTTAGACAAGGAAAAAAAATAGGTAGGTTAGAAAGATTATTTTTAAAAGGAAAAATATAAATTATATAACATTATGAAAGAATTAATTAAAATACAGGAGAAATTGAAAGCTCCTAAGAATCAAAGAAACAATTTTGGCAAATACAATTATAGGAGCTGTGAGGATATTTTAGAGGCTGCAAAACCCTTAGCAAATAAAGAGGGGTGTTCTATAACTTTATCAGACGAAGTAGTAGAAATAGGAGGTAGAGTTTACGTTAAAGCTACAGCGACATTGTTAAAAGACGATTTAGAAGCGTCTGTATCTGCTTTTGCTAGAGAGCCTGAGACACAGAAAGGAATGAATGAGGCACAGATTACAGGGTCTGCTAGTTCTTACGCTAGAAAGTACGCTCTTAATGGTTTGTTTGCAATAGACGACACTAAAGACTCAGACTCAGAGGATAACTCGGCTAAGGCAAAGCTAGAGGCTTGTAAGACTTTAAAAGAGTTACAAACTACTTACACCTCATTAACTACAGATGAACAAAAAGAAACAGTATCTATAAAGGATAAATTAAAATTAAAATTAAAATAGTAATCAATTAAATTTTTTATATTATGAGTAAAAACAAATCAGTTAAAGGTTATATCGGTTTATACGAAATTGATAATAACGGTATTATTTTAGACTCTAAAACAGGAGAAAAGGTAGATTTAGGTAAAAACCTTAAAAAGGAGAACACTATAACTCTATTTGATGAGTCGGGTAACGATAAAACTTTTTTAGTATCTACATTATTAAGAGATAATTTGTCTGTGGATATTCCTGAGAATAACGAGGAGGTAGCGGAAGAGTTAGAAGCGGAAGAGGTTATAGAGGTAGTAGAATTTACTAACGAGGATATAGAGGCAGCGGATGATGCTGAAAAATCTAATATGATTTTAGAAGAGGTTAGGAACGGTACTGTTAATTATAGATACCTTTCTAATAAATACGGAATGTCTATAGCTGACATTAAAGAAATGGTAGAGAGTTAATAATTTGTTAATAGTTTGTTAGTTAAAAGGCTCTGTATTTTTGCAGGGTCTTTTTTCTTTTCGTATAATTGTAATCTAATTAAAATAGATTTGATGAGTAAAAATAGAGTAACGGAAAGCACAGAGAATTTATCTACACTAAACGAGGTGTTAACTCATATATATACAGATACTATGTATAGGGGTTACGCTATGAGTTTTTTCCCAAATAATAAAGAGTTAGGAGAGGAGCTTTTTTCTATGTATATGGAGAAATTGATAGAAATGGATTTAGATAAATTAATATCTTTATGTAAAAATAAGGAGTTTAAATATTACTCTATAGCTATGATTAGGCACGATGTTTATAGGAAAAATAGTCCTTTCAGTAAGAGGTATAGACGGGAGGGTATGGTAGATATATCTGAGGCTTACGATATAGCAGACGATAGAGAAGATATTACTTATTTCTGTCAGGAAACTACAGAGGAGTTATTAACAGATATAGACGAGTATTTACTAGAGTTATCTAAAATAAATAACTCTTATTGGTATGATTACGAGATATATAAACTTTATTACAGGGAGTTTAATAGTTACCGTAAAATGTCGGCAGCTACGGAAATTCCCGTTAGCTCTCTATACCACTCTGTAAATAAATCTAGGCGAAGGATTAGAAAACAATTTGGTAACGATTACAATAAATTATCTAATAAAAATGAATGATTTTATAAAAATATTACCTATAGTTATTCCTTTAGCTTGGATGGTTATACAAATACCTGAGCTAGTGGATAAGTTAAACGAATGTTTAAAGGGATGGAAACGAGCCGTTAAAGTTGTTTTATCTGTGTTTACTTGTTTAAAATGTAGTTCTTTTTGGGTTACTATGATTTATACGGGAGATTTTTTTACATCCTGTTTAGTTTCTTTTATTTGTGATATTGTAGAAAGGAATTTATTAAGTAATAATATTAAGTTATGAAAGATTTAATAAAGATTATAATTTGGACTATATTAAATTTAATAGGATGGGCTATTGTTAGTATATTTCTAGTTAGTAAGGTTTTAAATTTTTTACAAATATGACGCATTTAGAAGCTGTTAAAGAGTTAGAAAGGTTAGGTAGGTTATCTACAGCCAACACTACAGATATTCAGAGTATATTTAAAATATATAGAATACTATTTGGGGAGAGAATACATCTTTGCTCTAATTGCTCAGGGTCTGTTAGAAACGCAAACGAAACATTAAAAGAGTATTTTAAACATAATAGGAGTAAGTTGTTAAAAACTCCTGAGAAATTATTACAGAGACATATAAAATGAGTAAGAAAATATCGGAGAAACATAAGTTAGTAGTAGATAGAATGTTTATAAATGGCTTTCGTAAAGCGGAGGCTTACGAGCATATATATAAAAGCGGAAACATTAAACAAGCTAGAGGCTCGGTTTGGCGTATGATGCAAAAAGAAGAGGTAAAAGAATACTACGACAATAAATACAAAGAGTTTGAGGAGGCTTTAGATATAGATAAAACTAAGATGTTAGACGGGTTAATTAGACAGATTAATTTATATGACGACTTAATAGATTTAGCTTTTAAAGACAACCTAACTAAAGTAGAGGAGAAAAAGTTTAACAGATTAACAGATATGTTTAAGCTCTCAGATATAAATAAGGCTAGAGATATGATTAATAAGATTATCGGAGCTTACGCACCTGAGAAAGTTGAAGTAGATAACAAGGTATGGACTGTAGGTTTTGCTGAGGCTATAGAAGTTAAACAAAATTTGTTAGAAAATAATAGCTAAAAAATTTGGAGGTTAATTTTGAGTTGTTTACATTTGTCAAATAAATAAATTATTAATATAGTTAGCAGCCCTTTGAACTCTATTGAGTGAGGTTAAAACTTGGTTCTACTTAAATGCTACCTTATCTCTATAGTAGTGCGGAGATTACCTTAAATAAAAAAATATGATAGCAGCAATTATAATAATGTTTATTATTATTTTCGGAACTACCTTAGGAGGGGAGGTTTAGAAAAAAATAGTAACTTTAAACGATTAATCCTTATAGCCTTATAGTTATAAGGATTTTTCTTTATGAATCATATACAACTCTACAAGCCGCATATAAATCAAAAACCTGTACATAATGCCTGTAATGATAATACTACTTTTTTTATAACGGTAGACGCAGGGAGACAATCAGGCAAAACAGCTTTAAGTCAGCAACAGGCTTTATATTGGGTTTTAAATGAATCTAAAAAGGTTGTGTATTGGGTAAGTCCTACACAAGGACAATCCTCTAAGGTTTATAAGCAAATATTAGATTTGGTAATAGAAGCTCCTGTAGTTAAATCTTATAAGGGTTCTATGGGGGATATGGAAATATTATTCCATAACGGAAGTATTATTAAATTTAGGTCGGCAGCTCAGGAGGATAGTTTAAGAGGGGAGACTATAGATTATTTAATTATAGATGAGGGAGCGTTTCAAAAGGAGTCAGTATTTCAGGAGATATTGTTACCTATGCTTAACGTAAGAGGTAAGAAATGTCTAGTAGTATCTACTCCAAAGGGTAAAAATTGGTTTTTTCATCATTATATGAGAGGTCTAACTAACGACCCTATTTATAAGAGTTTTAAATTTACCTCAGCGGATAACCCTTATAGCTCTAAAGCTATTATACAGATAGCAAAAGAGAACTTACCCGACATATTATTTAGACAGGAGTATTTAGCGGAGTTTGTAGATAATGCTGCAATCTTTGAGAATCTAAACGAGCTTTGTATTTTACCTGAGTTAGAGAAACCTATAGCGGGTAATAATTATTATATAGGAATTGACGTAGCTTTAAAGGATGACTATACTGTAATAACAGTTATAAATGATAAATCTGAGGTCGTTTCTTATGAGAGATATAATCATATATCCGCCCCTGATTTAAAAGCTAAAATGATAGCTTCATTTAATAAATGGAAGCCTAAGAAGATATTAATAGAGGAGAATAATCAGGGATTACCAATTATACAAGATTTAAAGATAGTACACAAAATTACAAATATACAGGGATTTAAAACCACAGCTACCTCTAAACCTGAGATAATAAATAATTTGATTAACGCTTTTGCAGGTAAAAAGATAAAATTACCTAAATGCGAAACCTATAAAGGAGAGTTAGAAGTATTTACTATGACTTTAAGCCCTACAGGTAAACCGTCTTTTGCTGCTCCCGCTCCTTTTAATGATGACATACCTATGAGTTTAGCTATTGCTTATGAATGTCTAAATAAATATAGGTATAACGGTAGCTATAATTTTATGTAAGTAAAAACATATCCTCAAATAATACCCTCCTTTCGCTATATCTAATTTCGTTATAATTACATATATCGCAAATATATCTATATCTACTACACTTTTTAAAAGGTTTTAATTTGGTAAATGTACACATACTATAATTACACTCAGGGCAGAATATATAACTAAATCTAGGAATTTTAACAGTTTTAAACATATATTCCTTATCGTACATCTGAAAGTTATTAGGGTCGGATTTAAAGTCTTTAAGAAATAATTTTAATTTACCCTCATTTGTTAGCTCTTTATTTTTCATAACTTTAAAATAAAAGCTCAGGCTAAATTAATAACCTGAGCTATATTATTACTCTACTATTTCTACTTTATATCCTAGAGCTATTTGTATCTCTTCTACTGACATTTTTTTAACGGGTTCTGTTACTATATCAGCCCAAACTCCACCCTCAAAAACTAACCCCGCCAATAGTGTTAATGCATTACCTGTGCTTTTGTATCTCAAATCCGTAAAGTTAGTACATTGAAAAGGAGTATTTGCCATATCCCTATTTTTATGAGTCCATTTTAAATTATCCCTATTAAACCCTCTTTTTTTAGCCTCTTTAATTAACATCTGTTTAACCTCATCGTCTGTAGCTAATCTTATATCATTGTCCTTATCCAAAAAGAAATAATCGCACCACTCACCCGTTACCAATACCCCATAACCATAAATATCGCCGTCTAACACTTTTTGAGCATATAAAATTGCTCTATCGAAATAATACCATTTACCAATCTTTACAGGGGTAACATTATCACTATCAAATAATAAAGCTCCTTTTTTATCAGGGTTAAAATATTCGTATTTATCTTTAGGAACGTCAAATATTCTTTTAATGTCAAAACTATAACAATTACTTGATTTCCAATTTAAATTGATGTCGTAATTATCCAAACAGATATTACTACCGTCAGCCTCAGTAATATATTTTAAGCAAGGAGTTACAAAATGAGTTTTATCGTCAATCTCTACATATACACGCATACCCGCCCTTAAGTCTGACTTTTTAAAAAAGGTTTTTGCACCCTCTAAGATAGCTATTTGTTCATTTAACCACTCTAAACGCTCTGTATTATAACAGTCTCTACTCCAATAGTAACCCCCTCTTCTAGGGTTTTCTGCGTTCCTTTCAATGAAGTCTCTAAACGCAATAACCTCTTTATGGGTTATATCGCCTTTTTCATTAAGGCTTGCAGCTATAATACAAAGACCCTGCATTGTAAATCTTTGCCTTTTAGCTATTTCTACATCTTTTAAATGCTCCTCTTTAATTAATTTTAAAACTTTTAACATAATATATTTATTTTTATTGATTACTTAATTATTACTCTAATAGTATCCTTTAAAGTTATAAAGGGTATTACAGAACCCTTAATATATTTTTTAAACTCTCCTTTGTTGAATTTGTTAAGTACAAAATAATAAAGATAATCAGGGTTAAGTCTATCTAAATCCGTAACCTTAACAGCGAAACAGTTTGCTGTAGGTTCTTTAATAGGTTCTCCTGCGTTATTACCTAAAGACTTAATGTAAAAATCTGCTTTAGTTTTCTCTGTATTTTTTGTTATTGTAAACATATCTCTTAATTAATTATAGTACAAAGTAAAACATAATATTTTAATTACACAAATAAAAAACAACTTTTTTTTAATACTTATATATTTATATGAGTAAAAAAGATATAATCGAGATAGAAGTTCCTACAAGTTGGGAAGACGTAACTATTAATAAGTATCAAAGATTACAGCAAATCATAGGGCAGGAGTTTAAATCTGACTTAAAAAGAACGGAGGCTATAATAAAATGCTTATGCTATATAGACGATATAACTACATTACCTTTAGAGTCTTTTTATCTTATATCTGAAAATATAAAATTTATTAATGATAAAGTTACACAGGAGCGATTTAAGGAAGTTGAAATAGATGGAGATGTATATAGATGGGTAGGTAGTTTTAATGAGCTTACAGTAGGCGAATTAATCTCTATTGAGCAAATTATAGATATTGAACAATTAACCTTTAATATGGCTTACGATGTAGTGGCAGCTATTTTATTACGAAAGGTTAACAAACAGGGAGGGGTAGAGGATTTTAACTCAGATTTATTTACAGACAGAAGAGAACTATTTTCTAAGCTACCGATAACAAAGATTAACGGGATGCTCCTTTTTTTTTTGAATGGCGGAAAGCTCTCTACAAGAATTACTCAGGTTTATTCGGTCAAGCTATCGAAGACTCAAACGAGTACACAGAAGAGGAGCAGATTATTGAGGACGCTATCAGGGCTGAAATCTCTGTTAACTCCACGTTTAAATGGTTAGCTATTGTAGATAAATTAGCTAAACAGGACGTAACTAAATACGATGCTGTATATAGACAGAATTATATTAGCTGTTTAAATAGTTTAACATATTGGCAGCATATAGATAAAATTAAAGAAGCAAATAGAAAATAATATGGCTACAGAATATAGAACATTAAACGACCTACTAGCAGCCTTTAAAGATATAGGAGCTAGGCATAAGCAAATTAAAACCGTCTTTATTGGACAGGATTTCGATTTAGACTCAGGGGAGGATAAAAGATTTAGTATATTGGCTATAGACCCCGTATCGGCTGTATTGCCAAAAGGAGAGAACGGATATAGCTTATACTCTTCTACGTTTACAGTAAAGGTATTAGATTTAGTTAATAAGGATTTAACAAATGAGGAGGACGTATTATCCGACTCCTTAGAGACTTTAAAAGATATAGTAACTGAGTTTAATCAGCATCCTTTTTATATTGACTCAGATTTTAATATAGAGGGGGATATAAACTTTACTACACTTAGGGGAGTATTTGACTCAGACGCTACAGGATGGGAGACGGAGGTTACTTTAGTAGCTCCTAATCATAGATACTTTTGCGGACTACCTTTAGACGATTTAAACGGTACTACTTATTATCCTGACTTAACAGCTAATGTAAGGAACTCAGATAATACCTATAATGTAGACGTAGTAGTAGGGCAGAGTTTAACCCTACCCGATATAACTCATATAGACTCAGACGGAAGCTCTGTAGTAACACCCGCCCAAACTGTATTTACTTGTACCCCTCCTGTAGCAGCTTCGGGGATAGCCTACCAAAGAGTATTGCCGACAGGACAAAAAACCTCTTATAGTACATACGATGAGGGATGGCAGTTAGCTAATGGAGCTTATGATTATACTCCTCCTGTGCATCCTGTTAGTTATGCTCAATTAGATAACTCTAGCTTAAACCCATTTGTAACACTATTAGACAATAACGCTTTCGGTAATAAGAATAGATTTACAGATATAGATGGGCTACAGGTTTATACATCAGGTTATATAATAGACCATTTGACAGGCTATGGAATAGTTAGGGGGTCAACAAAAACTTGGTACGACCATTTAACAGCGGCTAATAGTTTGAGTTTAGAGGGGTTTAATGATTTTAGATTGTGTAATCTGTATGAGGGGTGGAGCATTCTTAACTTTGGTAATTCAAACACACACAGCTACGCCCCATTTAATTCAACTTCCGACTATATATGTAGTACTACAAGGAGTAACGGAGCAGTCCAAACTTACAGATATGATGTAAGCGTAGGACAGTTGGCAGTTATAAACAAGTCAAGCTCAACGGTAGGATGGTATTTTAGAAATCATTATACGTAATAATATGAAATATAGAGGTAAGATAAATATTGAGACTATAGAGGAGGAGTTAACTAACCCTACCTTAGAAATTAAAACCGTTTTTTTAGAGGTTATTTTTAAAGGAGATAACGGATTAAAACATAGTAGACAAATAGAGGTAAGCTTAGACACTATTAATTTAGACGAGGCTATTAAGTCTAACGAGATATTAAAACAGTTTAGTTAATTATAGTTATATAAATAAAAAAACTATGTGTGAATATATAGACAATATTAAAACAATTACTCAGGAGTTCGGAGGAGCTGAGGCTATAGCTAAGATTATAGACGAAACGGCTAAGGAGCAAATTATGGACTTAATGGACGACCCGTCTTTAGGTATTCCGCTAAAGGAGTTAGGAGTAACTTTAGAAGACTTGAATAATAACGAGTATATGCACTTTGTAAGTGATAAAGAGGTATTAGTAGACGACTCTGAGAACTTTGCTAAAAAAGACTTAGTTAATTTATATAGGTACGTAGCTCATACATCTAGCGGCTATGGGTCTTCTAATATAGGAGAGAACACTAGGCGTTTCTGTAAAAAGGTTAGTAATAGAACTAACTCAGCTTTAATGAGATACGTAGACATACTTAAATTAAATGGTTCTAATGCAGGTTTCGGACAAGGCGGTAGTAATGTTTACTCAGTCTTTAAATTTAGAGGAGGGGTAAACTGCAAACATATTTGGGTAAAGTATGTATTTAACACAAAGACTAAAAAATTAGTTAAAGCTCCTCCTAGCGAACAACCTAAACAAATAGGAGCGGGAGACGTACCTAATGCCTAACAAGTATAAAAATAAAAATAGAAAGAAACCTAATTTTAACTCAGGTAATAACAGGCTAAGGGCTTTAATACAGGAGGTAATATTAGCTAAGAATTTAATAAAGACAGGAGATTTACACAGGTCTATAGAGGCTTCTTTTAGTATAAATAAAAAGGACGAGCTTACTATATTTATAGGAGCTATATATTACTATAAGTATTTAGACGATGGCACTAAATACATAGCTAAGAGAGATATAACTAAAGACACTACAGAGCATCCTACTTTTACTAAGATTATGGAAGAGGTAGCTTTTGACTATGTAGATTATTTAATAATAACACCCGAATAATAAAGATATGGCGATAACGATTTTATTAGAACCTCAAGAAATGCAGCCCGTTTATAACGAGATTATAACGGTGTTAGATAGTACTAAAAAAACTGAGGCTAATTTTCAGTATATAGTAGATGTGAATATAGACGGAGTATTTAGCTCCCGTTTAAAAATACCCTCTAATCCGTCAGGGTATGGAGTAGTAGATTTACATAAACATATAGAGCCTTTTATTAGCTATGATTTAGATACGACTGAGACAGATAGCTTTAGGCGTATTCCTAACAGCTTTAAAAAGTATGATATAACTTTATATGAGGAGTATGTTATAAATGCCGTAGGAGCTACTATATCGGATAACTCAGGTAATACTCAGATAGGTTATCCGTCAGTACCTCATCAGCTACAGATAGGAGATAAGATAATAGTATCTAACTCTAC